CTTGCCAGAGCCCGTGAACGCCTTGAACTTGTTGGAGTTGTAGAGGCTCAGGACGATGGAATCGGGAGACCCAACCGCGAAGACCTGATCCAGGGCCGCACAGAGTTTGGTTTCGTCGATGGCAGCGCTGGAAGCGTTGTAACGCTGGACGGGCCGCGTCGAACCCGCAGTGTCCTCAAGGCTGGCGAGCAACCCGCTGGACATGTAGGGGATGGAGGCGGTTCCAAGCTGCTTGACGCCGTTGACCGCCATGTTGCTGAGGGTCTCAGCCACACGAATCGCGGCTTCCTGTCGAAGTAATGCCACAACGTTCTCGGTGGAGATCCCCTGGCGCATCAGTTCGGCACCCTTGGTCCAGTCCAGGAGCTCGAACACGCTCTGGATGTAGTTGGGGCACTTCAGAGACGTTTCAGAGACGCTCTCGGTGTTCTTGAGGTCCACGTCGCGACCAGCGAAACCGATCACGGTGAACGCTGCGGCGGTCGTGTGGGATGCGGCGGTAGAGCCAGCCGCGCCACGAGCGAACACGTCGATGGTGTTCCCGGTGTGATCCACGTCGGAGACCACAACGATCTCGGAATCGACCTTGAGTACATGACCCACGGTGAGACCAGCAGCCGCAGCCGCAGAAACGGGGAGTGCGGTCGTATCGGAGTCGGTACCCCAATCCGTGCCGCTGCCAGCGGTTCCGATCACGCCGTTACGCGTGGTCTTCGTGCGGCTCCAAACGTCATACTGCTTGGTGCGGATAGGCACCATGGGGGCTCCCATACGGCCATAGAGCGCGCCCTTGAAGCGGGGCAGCGCGATAGCCTTGGCGAGAGCGGCGATGATGGGGTTTGCAATACTGTTGGTATCGCTGAAATCGGAGACTTGACCAAAGTTGAAGGCCATTGTTTATTCCTTTTTGGATGCGTTATTGAGTTCGGTTTGAAGTTGTCCGCCCAAAACCACCAGTTCGCGGTTCTCACTGGGCGTGAGTGGAGTTGCCTTCGCCATGAGCGCGTCGTATTTCGCGCGCGCCGATGCGGGAGCGCCGCCGCCCGGATTGGGGTTTCCGCCGGGGCCGGACGCGCCGGAACCACGGAGGAAGGGGGCGTAAAGCGGATCTGCTGTGATCTCTGCCACCAGCGCCTTGATGTCCTTTGAGGGATCACCTTTGACGACAGGTTTGCCTTGGACGAGTTCAATCTTGCTTTCGAGATCGGAGGCAAGAACTTCCAGCGCCCTCTCATTCACGGCAAGAGTCCCAAGATGAGATAGGGCGAACGTGTGTTTTACGTATTGCTCGTGTTCAGCGCCGCGCTTTCCCAGCTCGGCTTCAAGTTCCTGGATCCGCTTCTTGTCTCCAGCGCTCAGCTTTTCGTATTCACCCTTCGCTTCGAGTGCTTTCCGTTCTGCTTCGAGCTTGGCGCTCTCTTCGGCGTCCTGTTTTGCCTTCAGGGCCTTCTCTGCGATTTCCCGATTTTCTCGCTCTTTCTGTAGCGAAGATTTAAACCCCTTGACGTCGGAATCAGATACTAATAGGTGGAACTTCCCGTCCTCACCCTTCGCATACAGCTTCGTGACTTCCTCAGGCAGGCCATCCAGGGTTTCGAGTGCCATTGCGTTTCTCCAGGTTTTCCGCATCACGCGGAGGTAGGCTTCCCGCCTTCCTGGAGTAAGCGTCACGCCCGAAGCGTCCCCTACGCTGGGGACTATTTGCGCCCGCGCAACTGCTCAAGCGTGTATGGGCTGCCCTTCCCATCCGTCATGTCTGAGAGTCCTAGTTTCCCCGACTCGTACAGGCGCATCCGGCCCGGGCCGAGATATTCCTCCTGCCAGGTCCGATTCTGGCCATCGAAGAATGATTCGAAGCTCGTATCTCCACTCACGGGGCCGTTCATACTGGCGCGGTCGCCAATTGGGATCTTGTCCAACTCCTTGGCGAGCGTGCTGTTTCCGTGGGCTTCGCGGGCGAGCTGCTCCCAGGATTTTGTTATCGGGACCACGGCGCACCGGCAGCCAAAGTGCAGCGGGGGGACAATGTGCCCCTGCCCCATCTCCCACGTCTGGAGATCTTGGGCACCGCACGAAGGACACGTGCGCGGGTCAAGTGTCGCGATCCATTGCAGGCTGGCGATGATATCCGAGTTCGCCGCGTAGGCCGCCATGTGGGCATCGTTGGCCACGGCCATGACGGACGTTCGCGCAAGCGCTTCCGCATTCCGCCGCGCCGTCCAGATCAAAGGCCGGGACTCGGGAGCGATCCTGCGTAGGTCCACCTTGGGGAGGATCCGGTCCCGCATCTCCGTGATGGTTTCCCCGCGTAGCATGCCTTGGCGCATCGAATCCGCGAATGCCTGCTGAAATCCAACGCTCTGCCGTGACCACCATTCAGCAGACGGAGCGCCCTTGATGAGCGCATCGCCAGCGATGGAGGCCAGTTGCTCGCCGGTCCACTTCGGCGCAACCATGAGCTTCGCGCCGATGGCGTCATTGATCGCCGTGGTCACGCCCGCGCCCGTGATCCTCACGAGTTCCGGGAGTTCGGCGCCGGTCACGCCTTGGATGCCCTGATAGGCATCATCGATCTGTGTTCCCGCCGCCTTGAGGAGCGCACGAAGCCGCGCTTGCCGCCATGCCGTGCGCGGCGTGTCCAGGCCCGCGTTGGCCAGTTCGGACACCAGATCTTTGCCGAGCTGGTTCAGAATCGCGTCCACTCGGATCTGGACTCCTGCGGCGTATCGCTGCAAGTCGAGTCCCTCGGAGATGAGGGCGGAATGGATTCGATCTGGGATCGGCGGCGTCATCGGTCGGCCTCGTAGTGATCGACACCGAGTCCACAGTAGATGTTGAATTTGGACGCGATCTTAACGGCCTGAACGGCATCCGCGCCCATAGCCAGAGCACCAATAGCCAGATCCGATCCAGATCCCCATGCTCCAAACTTCTGATGAAGAGGAATCTTGACGGGCGTTTGTTCGTACTCCCAAACCTTGCCCTTGTGGACCACAATCAGCCTGGACCAATCATCGCCCTTTTGAACCTCTGGCCACGTCTCAGGGTCAGCACCGGAGAGATACCATTTCAGCAAGGCGAGACCGCTTTCAGAATTACCCACCCAGGCCAGGAGATCTCCAGACGGCAACCGTGTGATCTTCCTGGTTTGGCATTTGGTGTTGTTTAACGTCGCCTGCCGATCAGCTGCCAGCGTTTTCCCGTCCCACACCACGACGCTCATGCCGCACCCCGTTCAAAGACAGAAACCCAGTTCAGCCCGCACTTTTCAAGATTGTCTTCGACCAGAACCGGCATCTGGAAGGTGATCCCCTTCTCTGGATGCGTGACCCACAATGCCTGCCGTGGAGGCTCGAAGCCAAAGTTACCGTCCTGCGCGTACTCGTCGTATCCCTTCAGGGATCCATTCACAATGAGTCGCTGCATTTGGATGAGTTGATGCCAGTGGCCAAGCAACAGCGTGTCGTACTCCATCCCGATCTGGCTGTTCCGGCTGCGCTTCTTGTGGTCGCCACGGATGATAGGGCCAAGTGCCCCGATCATGCCGTCACCGCCCCTGAACTGATCTCCATGGGTCAAAAGATAGCGATGGCCATAAACGCGGAAGAGTGCGTCTGGGCCCTCAGGGATCAGGAACGAAACGCGCGAATCCTTCTCAAAATATTTATCGAGCATGGAATACAGCAGCCAGTCGAAACTTAGGTGGTTCCGCTCCTTGCTGGTCATCTTATGGGTGGTTCTAGAATGGTTCCCTGAAACGCATGGCACGAAGACTTGGCCGAACTCGTTGGCCAAGCGCTCGATACACCAGATCAGCACTCCCCACACATCCAGCACCAGGGGCATGATGGGAGCCTCGTTGGTTCGGGTAAGCTCCTCATGGATGTCACCGCTGAACATGTCTCCACCCAGGGCGAACACGATGCCGGGATAGTCAGGCCGGACCATGTGATTCTTCAGTAGGTCCACGGCGCTCTCAATCAAGCGGTGTGCGCGGGCGCGAGCAATGGGCAGGTCGTAGGAGTTGACGCCGCCGATCTGATCTCGGTCAATAACCTCTCCCCAGTGCCAATCGGATGCGAAAAGTGTTGGGACGCCGGGGGATCGATGCGCCTTGGAATGATCTTCGGTCATCCACTCGGGAATCGGCGGTTTGGAATTAGACAGATGCAGGATCTCATCCCGCACCATCGCATGAGATACAGCCTCACGTTTGAGCCGCTGGACCTCGATTTGGAGTAGTCGAACCTGTTCAGGGATTGAACCAGATTGAGTCGGTTCCGATTTGTCACCGTCTCGCTTAGCCTTTCGAGCGCGATCAAGCTCCTTGCGGCGAGACTTCCACCTGGCCAATGACTCCGGCGTGTTGCGACCCATCAGAGCCCCCTAATGCGTGACCAGATCTCGAAATAGGCGGCGCCATCAACTAGGT